TACCAGAAGCCGCACCTGATTGTTCAAAGAAATCAAATTGTTTCTGTAACTGCTCACCAACTAGTTTTTGAACATTGTTACTGATATCTTCTCTAAAATTAATTGTAATAGGTTCCCAAGTATGTTTTCCTAAAAGGAATACTTTGGAGTTGTAAATATCAACTGTCATTTGATCAAATGTTACATTTGGTCTAGTTACATCCATTACCTGTTTAGTAAGTTCCGTTGTCGGACTTGAAGTTCCAAAGTTTTCTAACGATACCCTAAAACGGTATTGTAGCTTTGGCATCAACAGTCCTTGGTTGGATGCACTCGCGTTACTGTCCAGTGGTACTGTTAATTTTGAAAGTGTTGAAATTGCCATCTATATGCTCCTATTACTTTTATTTATCCGTTTAGAGTCCTGCTATTTCACCAGTATTTTTAAGTCTTAATGGAATGTAAATAAATTCCACAGCTTTTACTGGTTCTATTGCAATGTCCAAATATAGTTCATTTCTGTCTATTCTTGCTGGTGTGTTGTTTGACTCATCACAAACTACTAAGAAGTCATACAACGCTCTTTGTGAGACTAATTCAAGCATCAAGCTATCTGTTTGAGCTTTAATTTCATCACGTGTAATCTTATCGTTTGGTTCAAAGATATATGGTTTAGCAAGTTTCTTAAGTTGTGATCTTAGATACACAACTAAACGTGCAACGTTGATTCTATCTAAAGCACTTGCGTTTGCGGCTCTAGTTTTTTGACCAAAGTTTACTAAACCTGCACCTGTTAAGAATGTTATTGGGTTTACATTTACTTGTTGTAAAGTATCACGCTGTCCTTCATTCAATGCAATTGATTTAAATTCGCCTTCTGCATCAATAAAACCTGAAGCTGTTGCGTTTGTAACACCACCACGTCTTGTTCCTGCTGGCGCAAACCATGGAAACGAAACTTGGTCACTTAACGCAATAGTTCTTAGTATTGCATGACTTGGTGGAACAATGATGTTTTTACCTGCATTGTCGCTAGTAAATAAGCTAGGATAAAATACACCTAAGTATTCACTGCTAGTTACTAGTCCGTTATCATTATCTTCTACTGCAAGATTAACGTTTTTACCCCAGTTGTTCAAAGTAGTTGCATCTGAAGTTAATCTGAACGGTGAATCACCAACGATAAATGCAGTTAAGCCTCTATCATTATTAAGTGAATTCATTTCACCAATTAATTCAGGATAACCAGGACATGCCATTAAGTTAAACAATCTTGATTCATCATCTCTAATGTCTTGGTTACTATTAACCATTGCCTGTAGAGCTTGTATAACAACTTTTCTTTGTGCTTTTCTACCAAATGAACCTGAGCCATCTGTTTGATTAGCTGATTCAGTAACCCATCTGTGTGGATAATAGTTAGCCTGACTTTCGTCACTCATTCTAACGTTCTTATCTGTTGTTACAACATGATTACGTACAAATTTCTTAACATTAAATCCACTTCTACGTAAGTTCCAAAGCAACATACCTTTTGGATATAATGCTGGATCTGGACAATCTGTATCTAAATGATCACTTACTAACATTTGTGGAATAGTTCCAGTTGGTGCCGCAGTTGCAGTACCACCTGATGTACCAAATCTTGCATCAGCAAAAAGTATACCATCTTCTGTAGTTTGATCACCTTCGTCTAGTGCAATCCACTTACCTAAGTCTGCATTGTATCTGTGTACTTGCGGATATGCTTCTAAGTCTGCTGTACTAATCCATAGATCGCCTGTGACCAACGGAGTAGTATCTGACTGTTGTGTTGGCTCAGTAGCACTAACAATTGGTCCTAAAGGATCAGCACTAGAATAAACATTCTGGTAACCTTTCCAAGTAGTTCCGTTATGTACTAATATGTCAACTTCATCAACAAGTGAACTGTACCATAATCTACCATTAGTTGTTAAGGCAGTTGGTGCATTTGGTCCTGCTGTGTAAGTTAAGATCTTCCAATTTGAAGCATGGAAGTCTGATGCACTATCACCAGTCGGTGCTGTGTAAAGATTTGCAGTACCTAACTTTGTTGTATAGTTGTATGCTGAAAAACCAATGTTTTGTAAAGCACTTGAAGTATCTTTAATTCTAATTTCACCACCATCATTGTGTGAAATTACAACTCTGTTACTTGCATCAACTGTTGCAACAATGTTTATAAAGCCTTTGGCGTTAATTGCGTCTGCAATTACGTCTGCATCTGAAGTTGCACCAGTGGCTGTAAATGATACAGTCTGGTGTGCATTCATTGCCTCTTGTCCAACAATGCTTTCTGCCATTGTAAATGTTTTACCACCTGCCGCTATAGAACTTGCTGTTACAGCCGAAGATGTAATAGTTGTTGATCCAGTGGCATTTCTTGCAAATAATGTGAAGTCTCCTTCTTCATCACCTGCTAAAGTAGTATGAGCTTGAATATACACTTGACCTAAAATTAGGTTAATTCCACCACCTGATTTATCTATATTGAATAAAGCTGAATTGTGTGTTTTATAAATTGGTGCAGATTGTGTTGCCCATAATTTTGTTGTACTATTGTATTTTTTGACACTATAGTTTGCACCAAGGTTTGCATCTGTAGTTTTTAACCAAACAGAACCAGTTGGTCTTGATTTAGTGTCAGCTGTTTTAAATTCTGGAACCTGTGTATGAGGTTGAATTACAAATTGTGGAGCAAAGTAAGTTCCTGCTGTAATACCTAAGTCAGCAAGTAATGTACCAGAAGCACCAGCAGTAATTTGTATTGCACCGTCTTCGTCAGTTGATCCGTCAGTTGTAGAAGTACCATTACTGTAAATTTCTAATTTACCATCAACTACTGCTGAAGTAATACCAGTAATACCTGCGGCATCGATTGCTGTTTCCATTGCTGAAACAGTTGTGCCTGAAATTGTTACAGTAGTTCCATTAATAATAATTGTTTGTCCATTACTTAATGTTGGATTTGCCGCTGTGCCTTGTATTGTTGGCCAACTAGCTACCCAAGCCTGTGTACCAACTTTTACCCAAGTACCTGATTTGTTTTTGTAGTAGATTTTGTTAACAGTTGTTGTCGTTACTACAGCATAATCACCAATTTGTCCTACTGACCCTTTTGGTATACCTGTGTTGGATTCACCAACAAGTTGTGTGTTTGTTGTAATTACAGTTGGAACTTTGTTTGTAAATGATTGTCCACCAGTAACAGTCGCCGCGTTTCCGTTCCACTGAAATAAACCGTATTTTGTAACGGCTGTATCAAACCAAAATGTACCATTTGCTGGAGCCGCCGCCGGTGCACTTGCACTTGGCTCGATCTCAGCTAAATCTATATCTGCTCTAACAACAAATGCTCTGTTGCTAACGCCTAGGTATGAATATGCCGCTTGTAATCCATATTCGTTAAGCTCTCCGCCATTGATTGGATTATTGCTTGTGTCTGTTTTGAAGATCGGATCTCCAAAAGTTTCTGTTAAATCTCTTTGTGATGTGATTAAGTAAGGGGTACCTGCTTTCGCTTTTGTAGTCCCTGCCGCTGTCGCCGTGCCTGCTCCATTTTTCTTGTCCTGTGCTGAGACAACAAAAATAATAGGCGTTGTTCCAGGTTCAGCCGGAGTGTAAAAACTTTCGTCGATTACACTTACTTGTACACCTGGTGATACTAAATTAGCCATTTATGTTCTCCTGTATATTAACAACTGTTAAAAGTATTTATACGATTTTTAAAAAACACCCCGGAAAAAATACCAATAAAAGGGGGTAAAAAGGTATGCTAAATACGTTATGCGTCCTTTATGTGAATATTGCAAACAAAGACCAGCCGCGGTTAACTATAAAAAGGCAAACAAAACTTATTATAGGAAACAATGCGAGACATGTTTACACAACGGAAAGAGTCATGGCATACCTACTTGGTACAAAGCAGGCTATCGTTTAAAACGAGAGTGTGAGAAGTGCGGATTTAAAGGACAACCTGAACAATACAATGTGTATCATATTGACGGTAATTTGACTAATACTAGTTTTACTAATTTAAAAACAATATGTGCTAATTGCCAACGGCTTCTGCAGAAGCGTGGAATAAAGTGGAAGCAAGGCGACCTTGTACCTGATTTTTAAGATCATCTACTGTTCCTTCATTATAGATATTAAAGTCAAAAGATGCTGATGCCCATCGCCATTCACTTGGGTGTACATCTGTTGGTTCTATGCCCAAGTCTTGAAACTGTCTAAACCACAACGGATCAGGGCCTCTTTTCACACACCAAACCTTGCCTTGTAAACTTTTTATAATATCTATTTCATTGGTAAATCTAACATCCGGTATAACAAAGTTCTTTTGAGGATTTTCTATTATTTCTTTTTTTACAAAACTTACCCAAACACCGTCATAGAATCCGTTACGCATACAGTCTGTACCAAACTCTTGTAATACCGATCTTGGTGTAACTTTACGTCCAGTTTCCTTTGTCCAAAATGCATCTTCCTGTTCACGCCAATACCTGCTTTCGGAGGTATCTCCTTCGAGCATTTCTCTATCCCAATCAAATAAAACAGAAACAGCGTCTTTCAGTTTATCTGCAAATGATATTTTTTTAAATTGATGTTCGTTAACTAGTACGTCAGCAACTGTTCCTTTGCCGCTACCAATTAATCCGCATATACCGATTATCATAGTTTATCCTCGTATAAAGTAATTATTATACGATCTTAAACAAAGGTTGTCAAGTGGTTTTTTTAACCGATTGTGAAGCCGTATCCTACACCACCGCCAACTTGTGTAGATACATCTGATTCTAGCTTTTCAATTTCAGCAGTAGCTTCGGCTTTAAGGGCATCACCATTAAGGGCAGATCCACCTTGTGGTCCAGCTATAGTGGCAAACTTGCTTCTTGCCTCTCCTAGCATAAATTTACACTTTGCAAGTGTATAATCTTTAATCCATTGGCTTGCAAGATAGTCATCTAACAGCTCAAAGTCTGGTCTATAATTATATACGTAGAGCAAAATATCTTCTTCAGCTCTGGGACGTTGTAAAAGAGTAAGTTTTTTACTTACTGTATTCCATTTAAATTCTATAAATGATCCAAACATTCTTCCTACTAACTCTTGATATCCAGCAAAAGCGTTATAGGTTGCAAGGCCACCCATATTTGAACTAGCTAATAGGTATGTATTAGTGTATGCAAGATTAAAAGGTTCAAATAATGTACCCCCGTCGCCGCCGCCTGTTCTAGAACCAATACTTCTTCTAAATAACTTTCTTACCTCTACTACTTCTGTCGGTAATGTGTAGTCATTTTGATCAATTACTGTAGGTAAAAACATATAAGATTCTTCAACTGAATTATCTGACCTTTGTCTAAATTTTGCTAAAGCGGCTCCTAGTGCAGTTTCGTAATGATCTGGATCTAACTCCACATCAATCATACCTCCGCCTAGATTAAGCTCTACATACTTGAAAACTTCTTGTTTTTTTGTTTTAATATTGGTTGCCATACACGTTCTCCGACTACAGTATTTATGCGTAGATAAATACTTACGTTATGCCGAGACTGAGCTTATATAAACCTGAAAAGGGTAAAGATTACGAATTTTTAGACAAGACCATTACTGAGATGTTTACAGTTGGTGGTACAGATGTCCATGTTCACAAATACCTAGGTCCTAAAAATCCGGACCTAGCAGATGCTACGTCTGACAAGCCTAGATACAATGCAATCAAAGAAACTAATATTCAAGATATGCTATTTCTAGAAAATAGAGATAGAAAATATGACCCAGACATATATGTAATGAGAGGCATATACAATGTTTCTGATGTTGATTTTGATATGAGTCAATTTGGATTGTTTCTACAAAATGATATTGTGTTTATGACAATTCCTATTAATTATAGTGTAAAAACATTAGGTAGGAAAATTATGTCAGGCGATGTAATAGAAATACCACACTTAAAAGATGAATATGCTTTGAATGATTACTCTGTTGCATTAAAAAGATTTTATGTTGTTGAAGATGTCAATCGTGCAAGTGAAGGATTTACTCAAACTTGGTATCCTCATTTATATAGAGTAAAGATGAAACAAATTGTTGACTCTCAAGAATTCAAAGATATTTTAGATTTACCGACAGAAGAAGGCTCTACACAAACACTAAGAGATGTTTTATCTACTTATGAATCTGAAATGCAAGTCAATAATGCCGTCTTATCTCAGGCAGAGGCAGATACGGCAAAATCAGGATATGATACAACCAACTTATATACTTTACAAGTTGATGAAAGAGGACAAACTGAACTTGTTACAACAGATATTACTAGTTTAGACGCTAGTACTCAAAATGAATTAGCAGATAGAATTAATCAAACACCAGAAAGAACAGGATATGATGGTTATCTAATAGGTGACGGCATACCACCTAATGGAGAAGCATTTGGAACAGGTATAAGTTTTCCTATTACCCAAGCAAAAGGGGATTACTTTTTACGCACAGATTTATTACCAAATAGATTATTTAGATATGACGGACAAAGGTGGGTAAAAATGGAAGACGCAGTGAGAATGACAATGACGAATACTGATACAAGAAATACATTACGTACTGGTTTCATAAATAATTCTACAACTAGTAAGATCGGTGGCGAAACTGTCAAGGAAAGACAAAGTCTGTCAGAAGCACTTAAACCTAAGGCAGACGAATAATGCAACACTTTTATGATGGTCAAATAAGAAGGTACCTAACACAATTAATAAGATTGTTTAGTAATTTTTCATACAAAGACGGAGAAGGAAAACTTACACAAATTCCGGTAATGTATGGTGATATAACTAGACAAGTTGGACATATACTAAGAGATAATTCAGAAAACAAAATTCCATCAGCACCTAGAATGTCTGTGTATGTTACAGGCCTTGAACAAGATAGAACAAGGACTGCTGATTCATCGTACGTACACAAGGTCCATCTTAGAGAACGTGCATATGATACTGCAAATAAAGAATATCTTAATACACAAGGAAAAAATTATACTGTAGAAAGAATTATGCCTAGTCCGTATACTCTTAATATTAATGTAGATATATGGAGTACTAACACTGAACAAAAATTACAGATTATGGAACAGATATTAATGTTGTTCAATCCTAGTTTGGAAATCCAAACCACAGACAATTATGTTGATTGGAGCAGTTTATCTGTCGTAGAGCTTACAGGAGTAACCTTTAGCAGTAGAGCTATTCCTATCGGCACAGAGTCAGAAATTGATATAGGACAACTGAGTTTTACAACACCAATATATATTAATTTGCCTGCAAAAGTAAAAAAACTTGGTGTAATTACAAGTGTAGTAATGAGTATATTTGACGAGTCTAGAGGGACTATTGACTTAGGAAATAGCCAACCACAATTAACTGCATACTCTGACTCAGAAGCAACACATCCAACGATGGATAAGCAGAATGATAGAATTATTCGAAGCGGGATAGACACAGGAGCTACCACTTATAAAGATTATGATATTCTAGTTATGAATAACATTGCACAAATTGTAGACAGAGGTGTTGTTGGTAGTGTACAATGGGACGTAATTACCGAAGCTCTTCCTGGTGTTTTTAGAACAGGATTATCTCAAATACAATTAAAAAGAAAATTACTTTCAGGAGAAGCAGGAAGTATTAGTGTAAATGCAAGTGTGGCAATAAACGAACTAGATAGAACTAAATTAATACTTACATATGATGCTGATACAATTCCTACAAATACTGACTTGAATTCACCTAGTGGACGTAATAACACAGGATCTGTAGATTATATAGTTGATCCTTTAAAATTCAATCCAGCAACAGCAAAAACAGCCGGTCTGAGATTGTTACTGTTAGGAGCAATTAACACTAGTGCAAATGTAGGTGGATTAATGACATATGGACAAGATCCATCCGACGGAAGTAGTCAAGACCCATATGATGGTCCAGATGCTTGGAAAAACACAGACGGATCCGATTTTGTAGCTGGTGAAAATGATGTAGTTGAATGGGATGGTGCAAAATGGCATATTGTTTTTGATGCTAGTGCAGATTCAGGCACTACTACCAAGTATATAACCAATCTTAATACAGGTGTCCAATACCGATGGACTGGCTCAGAATGGATCCTTTCATTCGAAGGCGAGTATCAAAAAGGCACTTGGCGACTCATTTTTTAAGTAAATATTTTCATGAGTGAAGAAATAATTTGTAGTGGTGCTCTCTTCTATTGCCTAAAAAGCAAAAGATTTTTGTTATTACATAGAACACAAAGTAAACAAAAAAATGTATGGGGATTAGTCGGCGGAACTAACGGAAAAAATGAATCTCCGTGGCCAGCACTACAGCGTGAAATAAAAGAAGAAATTGGTGAATTACCTAATATTATAAAAACAATTCCTTTAGAAACTTTTGTGAGCACAGATTCTAAGTTTCATTTTCACACTTACCTATGTGTTGTAAAAGAAGAATTTTTACCTGTACTTAATGAAGAGCATGACGGTTATGCTTGGGTAAGTTTCGGAAAATGGCCAAAGCCGTTACACATGGGATTGAGAAATACTTTACAAAATAAAACTAATCAAACAAAACTTCAAACAGTTTTTGACTTAATAGGATATTTAGAAAATGAAACGAATTAAGAATATTACTATAGTGGGTGGTGGATCAGCGGCATGGCTGGCGGCTACATATATACAAAATAATTTTTGGGATTTACCTGTTACTGTTATAGATAAGGAAGTAGGTAATCCTATAGGAGTAGGAGAAGCAACTGTTTTAACTTTTCCGCACTTCTTAAGACAATGTGGTATAGATTTAACACAATGGTTTCAAAATGTAGATGCAACATACAAAGCAGGTATAGACTTTCCACATTGGAAAAATCCTAACGGCAGAGTATGGCATCCTTTCTATTTAAATAGATCTTATTTTGATTTAAAATGTACACAATACGATATCTGGGCTCAAAAACAAGAACTAGATTACTGCAAACATGCATTACCTTGCTATGAAACTGTGATGGATAATCAAGTAGATATGATGAACAGTTTTGAAACACTTGCATATCACATAGATGCAGGTAAGCTGGTTACTGAGTTACAGAACATTTGTAAGGATACTGTAAAAACAATTAAGAGTGATGTTATAAATGTAAATAGGGATCAAAACGGCTTTATAACCAGCCTTGATCTTAAGAACGGTGCAACACATGTATCAGACTTTTACCTCGACTGTACGGGCTTTATATCGCTTTTAAAAGGCCAAAAAAAGAAGGAATTACTTGATACAGGTAGACTGTTTACCAACTCTGCTGTAGCAGGACATGTACCATATGAAGATTTTGAAAAAGAGTGTACACCATATGTAAAATGTCCAGCAGTTGATCATGGTTGGATATGGAAAATACCAGTACAATCACGAATAGGTTCAGGATTAGTTTTCAATAGAGATATTACAGATCCAGATACTGCAATGCAGTATTTTAGTGATCACTGGAATGGTAGGATAAAACCAGAAGATCTAAAGTTAATTGACTGGACACCTTATTATAGCGAAAACTTTTGGGAGAAAAATGTTGTATCTTTAGGCCTAAGCGGAGGATTTATTGAACCTTTAGAAAGCACAGGTTTAGCAAGTATGACATATGGTGTACAAGAACTTGCAAAACAGATACCACAATATGTTTATAATGAAGAAGCTATAGCAAGTTATAATATGTCAATGATGAATTGGTACTCAGATGCTGTAGATTTTGTAGGCAGTCATTATGCGGACACAGAATGGAACACTCCTTTTTGGGACTACGTAAAATTTATGCATGTAAAATCAGACAAACATTTATGGTACGAGGAATGGTTGCGTGATCCACAAAGATCTTTTTACAGTGATGTTTCTAGTAATACTTTATTTCATCCACAGAACTGGCAACTATGGTTAATACAAATGGGTTATCCTGTAAGTAAAGATATGAATAGACATAATCCAATGCAATTAGATTTTGCAATGACAGAATTTTTACGGGCTGAAGAAGTTAGAAAGAGGACTAGTATTAGTCATATCAATGCTATTGAATCGACCAACATGGGAATGGATTGGTATAAGGCATCTCAAGGACAGCGAGAAGGATTTCTATAATGAAAGTAGTGGTTGTAGGCGGCGGCACAGCTGGTTGGTTAGCCGCGTTAATGATATCAAAAATTAGACCAGAACACGATGTAACAGTAATTGAAAGTAGTAAGATAGGAATCATAGGTGCAGGAGAAGGCAGTACTGGTTCTCTTACTAATATTGTACAAAATGAGATGTGGAATCTTGGGTGCGTAGAGCAAGATTTTATTCGCGAATGTGATGCAACTATTAAGCTAGGTATCAAACATATAGGTTGGAATAAGGATACAAAATCACATTACTATGGTCCAATAGATGGTTCTCCGACCAGTGGAGATGTTGTAGATATTGTATTCCAAAATGCGTTAGGTTATCGTGAACAAGACATGTTGCATATTTCAACAGAACTAGGGTACAAAATACATCATAACAAAAATAGTTTTGTAGAAAATAAAGGAAATCATGCATATCATTTTGATGCACACAAGGTAGGACAATACTTTAAAAAGGTATGTGATACTGTAAAACATATAGACAGTGAAGTTGACGATGTAATACAAGATAAAGAAAAAGGTTGGGTTACAGAATTAAAATTAAGTAACGGACAAACTGTTCAAGGCGACATGTTTATTGATGCTAGTGGTTTTAATCAAGTGTTGATGAGAGCAGTTGGTAGCAAATGGAAAAGCTACAAAGATAATTTACCAGTAAATTCTGCACTACCTTTTTTACTGCCTTACGAGGACGATGAAGTAATTGAACCTGTTACAAATGCATGGGCTCAAAAGAATGGATGGTGTTGGCAAATACCTACACTGAATAGGAGAGGTTGTGGATATGTATTTTGTGCAGACTTTGTAACCCCCGACAAAGCACAAGAAGAATTAGAACAAACTATAGGTAAAAAAATAGATCCAATAAGGTTGTTAACATTTGACAGCGGAAGACAAGAAAAATTATGGATTAAAAATGTATTATCTGTAGGATTGTGTGCCGCTTTTGCAGAACCATTAGAAGCAACAAGTATTCACACAACAATATTTCAATTAAAGCATTTTGTTTTTGGTTGCTTAGGTAAGGATAGAGATGAAACGTGTAATGTAGGACAAATAGATGATTACAATGATAAAAACGGTCACTTATACGATACCTTAAAAGACTTTTTAGTTGCTCACTATACATGTGGGCGTAACGATACAGAATTTTGGAAATACATTGATAGCGGTAAAACAACCACTGATTTTGTAAGAACAATGCATGAAGTTTGTAAAAATAGAGTACCTAATCACACAATGTTTCCTAGACATGAAGGTTGTGCAGGATGGCCCTTGTGGAGTTATGTATTAGCTGGTACAGGTAAACTAACAGATAAAATTTGTAGAAGAGAATTACATTTTAATAACGATGCAAGAATTTCAGATACTGCATACGTATATCATGTTGCCCAACATGATGGAAAAACTATGCATTTACCTAGTAATACTGATTATATACGAGATATGCAGTGATAAAAATCTACGGTGATATCATGCTCGACAGGTGGATCTATGGTTCATGTCAGAGAGTAAGTCCTGAAGCTCCTGTAATTGTAATGAAAGAAGATGAATATAATTATAGCATCGGAGGAGCAGGCAATTTAGCAACAAATTTAGATAGTATAAACGGAACTGTAGAGTTATATAGTTGTGTTGCTCAAGATAAAGAAGGTTATAAATTATTAGAATTACTTGAAAAAACAAACATAGATTGTTATATACAGGACGATGCTGATATGACAACTACCAAAACAAGATTTGTAGGACAAGGTGGACAACAAGTCTTAAGATGGGATAGAGAAAAGCCGTATCTACAAGATTCAGTAATAGATAATTTACTAAAAAATTTAAAGCCAGATGATATAATTTGCATAAGTGATTACGCAAAAGGAACAGTAAAGGCAAATACACTCAGTCAGATATTCCGCAAAGCAAAAGTACTTGTGGATCCTAAACAGGATGATTATTTTTATGATGGAGCATTCTTAGTCAAGCCTAATATGAAAGAATATACCGAATGGTTTGGAAAATTTGATGAAATAGATGCATGTAATATTATGAGAAAACATAATTGGCAATGGTTAGTAGTTACAGATGGAGCCAATGGTATGCATGTTCTTAATGAAGATACTAGATACAAACACTATAAAGAACCAACGAATCAAATAGTAGATGTTACTGGTGCAGGAGATACAGTTTTGGCAGTAATAGCTCACTGTCTTAATGATGGCAAAGACGTTTTTGATGCTTGTGAGATTGCTTGTTATGCCGCCGCTAGAGCTGTTGAACGCCAAGGCACTACAGTAATAACCAAAAAAGATTTACGTAAAAAAACTACTGTATGGACAAACGGAGTATTTGATGTACTACACAAAGGGCACCTAGAACTGCTTAAATTTGCCCGTACACAGGGGGAAAGACTTATTGTGGGCATTAACAACGATGCCAGTGTTAAACGCTTAAAAGGTGAAACTAGACCCATTAACGATGTACATGAACGAAAATCTCAGCTTGAATCTTTACCATGGGTGGACCAGGTTGTAGTGTTTGACGAGGATACTCCATTAAATAGTATTGTGTCACATAAACCTGATGTAATCGTTAAAGGTGGAGATTATACAGTCGAAACAGTAGTTGGACATGAACTTGCAGAGGTAGTCATATTTCCAACTATAGAAGGCATAAGCACAACAAAAACAATAGGTAAAATTATAAAATGAAAATTTTAGTCACTGGGCATAAAGGCTTTATAGGCAGTAACATGTCCCAATATTTAATACACAAAGGTCACGATGTAGAGGGCTTTGATTGGGTTGAAAATGTAGTTCCTGCTGTTGAACAGTATGATTGGGTTGTACATTGTGGTGCTATTTCTGACACTACTGAAAAAGATATTGACAAAGTCTGGAAACATAATTACGAATTTACCATGAGACTTTTACAAATTTGTGACAACTATCAGACTAACATACAAATAGCTAGTACCGCCGCTGTTTATGGGCCATACACCAACTTCAATGAGGAAGATCCATGTTATCCGCAAACACCATATGCATGGAGTAAGTTTTTAATTGATAAGTTTTTGGTAGATAATGGTATAGAAAATTTTAACATGCTGGTGCAAAGTTATAGATACTTCAATGTATATGGACCTGGAGAAGGACATAAGAAAGATCAAATGAGTATGGTCAGTAAATTTGAAGTACAAGCCGCAACAGATGGTGTAATCAAACTGTTTAAGAACAGTGACAAGTACAAGCGAGATTTAGTTTGTGTTTATGATCTAGTAAGAATACAAGAAGAAATGATGCACCAAGATGCAAGTGGTGTCTACAACTTAGGCACAAGTAAATCAGTAGACATAGAAAGCGTTGCAAAACTAGTTGCAAAGAATACAGGTGCAAAAATAGAGTATATAGACATGCCATACCACCTAAAAAACCAATACCAAGAATATACGTGTGCCGATAATGCCAAGCTACATAATACTATACCAATTAGGCATTGGATCACACTAGAAGAATATTACAAGGATATAGTAAAAAATGACCGAGAGACTTGAAGGTAAAGTAGAAAAAGGTTGGGGCTATGAATTAATATGGGCAACCAATGAAAAGTACTGTGGTAAAATCATGGTATTTGAAAAAGTAGGGTCAAAATTCAGTTTACATTTTCACAAAGAAAAAGATGAATCTTGGTTTGTAAACAACGGCAAGTTTCTACTTCGATGGATAGATACTAAAACATCCAAGATATATGAACAAGAACTTACACAAGGAATGACTTGGCATAATCCTCCTTTACAACCACATCAATTAGTTTGCATGGAGCCAGGAAGTAGTGTTACTGAGGTTAGTACTGCTGATTCGGTTGAGGATAATTACAGGATTGCTCCTGGAGATAGTCAAAAAGATCAGGAAGTTAAGCCTGAGCCTCACCCCACTTCACAATAATATTCGCACTTGTTGTTGTACCAACAGTTTTATACACGTTAATCGCTAACACATCTGGACCATTTGGAAAAGTACCTCTTCCTCCTAGTGTAGTATTAGTCAATTCTTTCAATAATGCAAGATCCAATGTTGATCTTTCTCCAGGCTGAGCAATAAATGAAAAGACTGTTTCGCCTGGCTGTGCATATGGAGGTTGTTGGAACGTAAAGTTAAACAAGTCTCCTGGTGAAACTGTACCAGTATAAGCATTGTTAAATGTAACATTATAATATTCAATTCCACCACTACCTTGATTACCAAATAGCAACGGTCCTTGAACGTTTGTAACATAGGATCCCGCTGGCATACTGATGTCACTTTGGTCTGTTGGAGCACCTCCTGAGTTACCAATAATCGTACCTGACTTGGCTCCTGTTGCGTCCCAAACATTTTTAAGGAACAATGCACTAACGCTGTTTACAGAGTCGCCACCTTTTTGGAATGTTTGCGTTGCGGCGTTGCTCGAGTTCGAATTTGATCTTTGTGAAAAGTAAACTAGATAACGTCCATAAATTGTTTGGTCAGTAATACTTTGAATTGTTGTTCCTGCTGGGAAGTATTCATTACCTCCACCGTCTGCATTAACTTCATCACCAACTGATAGATTAGCATCTTCCCAACTGTTCTGCGTAAAGTAAGCATAGTTTCTATTAGTTCTAAATGACCACCATGGCATTAATGTTGCTGTTGTAGTCACCTGAGCCATCACGGCACCTGTTTCATACGTTGCCGTATCACCTGAGTTCCAGTTAACCGATGCACCCGAGGCAACCTGTGCAAAGCTAGGCTGACCACCTTGGGCTAGTCCTGACAATCCTTGCCAACCAATATCACTTGGGTTAAGTGGATAGTTTTGTGGGTTAAGAATGCCTTCAACAACAATACCACCTGTAATAATGTTTGCATTGTTAGTTGGATCAACACCATCTGATGTGATCTCTAAACCTTGCATAAGCAACTGGGCTCTGTTTAGAAGTTCTCTATCTCCTAAATCTCCAACAATAGCGTTACTAACACTAGGTGCTAGTCTAATTAGGAACGCAGTTTGTCTTGTTGTAGAAACTGACAACCCTGCTTCTGTGTATGAGAAGATATATCCTCTATCTTCATCAAACATTCCGTCTGTAATAAATGCTGATCCCCAGTGTGATATGAGTGGAGTAATTGTATTACTTACTAATATGACACCAGTTCTTGCCGCATGTCCACTTGCCGGACTTGCTGAATACTGTCTAGTTGCACCTGCTTGGAAGTTTGTTAATGTAGTACCTCTAGTCAAACCTGAAAGTGTTTTAGTTGTATCATCTTTTGATGTATAAGATATAAGCTCGTTATCTATAAACACAGTACCTGAGCTTGGAAAGAATTTGCTTTCTACAAGTGTCAGTGTAGTTTGTGCATCAGTAATATCACTTGCTAGTCTATCAAATGCTCCTTCATTAGTAACTTCATAACGCACAGGTAAGTTACCTGATCTCATAAATGCTTCTGTGTTTACGTTTGAGTTACGCATTCTGTGACAGAACACAAAGTTACCGTCGGCACCCCTAACCATCCAGTCAATGAAACCAGCACCATACCAACTGTATTGAATACCAATCATCTGCATGTATCTAACATCCATGTTGTACCCACTTGGTCCTGTACCATCTAGTCTATCTAAATTCCATTCTTCTTGTAGTACTTTCTTGTCAGCAATAAGGTTAACCTTAGCCGCATATATTTGATTTACTCCTCTATAATCTGGAGTAATTGTAATTTGTGTTTGTGAATCAACATTTGATACAACGTGTGTCATTCCTTTAATAACAATTCTATCACCTGCTTTAAGCTGATCTCTAAATCTTGTGTTGCTACCTGTAATTAGGTTACTATCTGGTGATGCTCCTACCGTTCCTGCTATTTGTTTTGTAGAAGTTCTTTGAGCAACACTTACATTGCTACCATCATATTCCCAATAAATTCCGTTTTGGTCATCAAAGATTCCTGAACGCACAGTAGCACCATGCCAACCAACGACTGTCATTTGTGCCGCAAAACCTAGCACGGCTGTTGTTGCACCAAGTCTACGTGTTGAAAGTACCTTTAACGTTCTTTCGTCAACGATTTGATTGACTATATATTCACCGTTATATCCTGCTGATTCAACTCCAATAATTCTTATTTTACCACCAACTTGAGCACCATGATCATTGTCATCACTAACGATAGTTAGTGTAGCGCCTATCTCTGTACCTGTTGAAGTAATAGATCTTACATCATAGGATGGGGCAAAAAGTGCACCTGTTGTATACATAATACCCTTACCAGACTGGTATCTAATGTATTTTTTACTCTGTCTAATTGCTTGAGCACCGTGTTGAGGTCCACCTGTTCCTAACTGCACACCACCGTCATATGGTCTGTGTATGAAGAATGAGTCAGGTCGCATGTAAACGTTACCTTGCACCTTATCTTCAACTGATGTACCAGTAACAAATTCTTTAATATTACCAGGAGCTCTTGTGTTATATCTAATTTTCTTAGTAGTCGGAACTGTGATTGCCATGAACGAACCACCTGCTAATTGGTGGTTGTTTGTTCCGCCATCGTCTGAATTAATATCAACAATGAATGTATCACCTGGTACAATACCATGTGCATATGGCCACGATACTTCTACCGTTGCAAGTGCTTCAAATGGTATGTTTGTTCCTTGATTGATTGCTTGTGTTGTAAAATCAGTTAAGGTAATACCATTAACCAAATTTAATGATCCACCTGCAACACCCGTTCCAGTAACAGTAGCAGTACTTAAACCACCAGATCCATCTACACCTGTAACTGTAACTTCTGCATCATTGGCAGTGGTTGCACCACCTAAGTCTGTGCCAACTATTGTAATAATATTTCCTACTTTGTAACCTGATCCATTAGCATTAATGGCAATCGAATATGATCCTTGTGTTCTAGTCATATTGAAAGTTCCACTTGCACCTGCATGTGCTAGATTAGTTCCTGGAACACCTGTAAAGCTAGTAGGCAATGTTGGAGCAGTACCTGAAATACTTGCTGTTGCAATTATACCTTGATCATCACTTCCTGTTGTGTTTACGCTGTCAATTGTAACTGTGGCATCATTAGTAGGAGAAGATCCACCTAACTGTGTTCCTGCAATAGTAAATGTTTGACCTTGATAGTAATCTTCGCCAGCAGTATCTATTGCTACAGAATATGCTGTTCCGTTGTTTGTAACGTCAAAAACCGCTCCTGCACCAACAACATTTGTCATTGTTTTACCTTGAACAGATGAGCCATTATATGCTACAGCAAGTGTGGATTCGTCACTGCCTTCTAATCTCACGTCAGTGATACCACCTGCACCATCTACAGAAACTACTCTAAGATATATATCGTTGGCTGTTGTTGCACCACCCACTTTATTTCCTGTAACTACAATAGTGTCTGCTGTGTTATACCCAGTACCATTTGCTGAGATTTGAACAGAGTAAGTTGCACTTGCACCTGTTTGATTACTAATATTAAAAGCAAAGTCTGAACCTGAACCGCCTGTGAAAGATTGTGCTGAAGGTCCAAAAGAATAACTTAATGTCAATGCTGGCGGAGTACCAACTCTACCTGAATCATTCACTATTGTTAATGTTGTAATTGTTCCACCTGCACCTAAGGCCGCAACATAGGCTAGTATATCATTACCACTTCCGTATGATTGTGAACCATCGGACGAAGTACCCGGAGACACATTCGAACCTGCTAGTTTAACTATATCGTTTACTGCATATCCTGAAGTCTCATTTGGAGAATTAAAACTAATTGTATTGTATGCATTATTTTCCCATGCAATATCAACTTGTGTTCCGCCCCACGTACCTGCACCGTTATTGTAAGTTGCTGTTACATCTTGCCATGTAATGCTTCCGCTTAATGCTGTTCCTGTTACAGATGCGCCTGTAACACCACCGGATCCATTAACTGTTGTAATTAATATTGTAGCATCGTTGGCTGTTGTCAATCCACCTAAGTTTGTACCTAGAATCTTAATTGTGTCACCTGCTTTGTAACCTGAACCTGCTTGGTTAATACCATCAACTGTATAAGCTGAACCACTTCTGCTAATATTAAATTGTGCATTAACACCTGCTGGTGCTGTAATTGTTCCTGAGACACCTGTATATGTTTCTGTATTTTTACTAATAGTTGAAGTAAACTGTCCACTCATAGATACTGTTGATCCAACTATGCTGTTAACAAATATAGCATCGCCTGAGCCATTGTTTGCCGCTAGTCCTGGAACAATACCTGTTGTTGAACTAACTGTAAATTGTGTATTACCACTACTGATATCAGCAGTCAAGTTCATTGATAACGGTGTACCACCCGGTGTATTTGCAACAGCTGATACCTGTGTACCAATAGCAAACGCTGATGGATAATTTATGGGAGCACCAATTTCTGGAACGTCTCCTGTGGTTGCAATTCTATTTTCGCTTATCTGTGCCGCAAGTGATAAGTTCATTGTACCATTAGTACCATTACTGAATACATCAAATTGTGGCTGACCTAAACTAGCACCTGTATAAAAAGCACCTTGTCTAAGTTGTGTATATGTTGTTGAAAGTACCTGTCCATTTGTAGTTCCAACTTTTGATTTTGCATAAAAAGTAAAGGTTGTAGCTGTAGGTACAGTATTAATAATAAACGAACCTTCTGCTCTAGCGGCTCCAACAACAGCATCTTCCAATGCTTTGATTGTAATTGGTGTACCCGCAATAAATCCGTGTCCACCTATTGTTGTTACAGTAATTAAACTAGCACCAATTCCTGCTGAGCCTGACGAAGCATCTGTTGTAACTGTCGCCACTTGCGTATCAGTTCCTGGCAATTCGTATACACTAGGATAACCACGCATCATTCCAATAGCTGACCATTTGGTTGGCTGTAAGCCATATTCAAAGTCAGCATCAAGCATGGATAATGGAGGTGCAATACGCATACGTTCAATTGCATCAGTACCAAAGCGATATGGTCTAGTTGTCTGTTCTTCGTTGTCTACAAAGATTTGAATTTCATCTGTTGTTGCTTGTGTGCTCGTGTTAAAAACTAAATCTACTATAGTAATAGCATCAGTTGTTTGTAAATATTTTGGAAAGTCTGTATCTGCATTCTCATTAGCGTTAACTGAATCATATTTTACAACATAACCACCACTGTCTCTAGGTGTAACATCATCTACTCTTGTTACCTTACCACCTTTTGTAGCATCAGTAAAGTTGTATATGACTTCTGACTTTGTCGAGTTTGTTATAATCAATAAGTCACTTGCATCATAGTTTCCTGCAAATCTAATATGACCCAAACCTTTTCTTTCAAAAGTAGGTAAAGAACTTAATCCATTAGTAATAACTTCTATTACTATTGCAGAAAGTGTTTGTATTCTAGTACCAGCTTGTGGTTCTGCTGTGTAACTTGTGTTAGTTGTTTGGGCGTATGTGCTTTGATATGGTGTTGTCTGTGCTGAATTGGCAAACACGTGATTATTAATTAAATCTCTAGTAAATTCTTTTGCTCTAATTTCTGGAATCCTTGTTCCATCAATTTGTGCAACTTCTCTTTCCCAATAGGTATTTGCAATTCTATAAGTTTCTTGGTTTCCGCCATATTGTATATCATGCAACCAAGCATCTATGTTATAGCCTGTATCTCGTCTGCATTTTTCATCACTGTAAGTATAACCTTCAAAGCCGGTAGTATTGTCTGCTACTTGTCTTGCAATCCAGGCTGATACTTCATATTGAATAAAAGTTTTATTTGCATTTAGTAACCATTTTGCATTTGGGTAAACTGCATCATTTAAACCTATTCCAGGATAAAAAGTATAATTTTGTATTTTTTTCTTTGCCATTGTTTATGCTCCAAATGCCACTGCTAGTGCTGTTGCTGTCGCATCAACATATCCTTTTCTCGCGGCATGTGTGCCTGCTGTAGGATCTCTCTGCATTAATAGGTTGTCAATCACTGTTAAATCTCCGTTAAGATTTGAACCACTTACATTCAAATTACTTGCTGTACTGTCAGGTGCTGTTGTCATATCAATGTTGTATGCTTTCACCTGTACAGGTGTATGGTAACCTATGTCAACATTATCAATCGTGCCAGGTATTCCTATGTTGTTGATTACAATTCTTGAATTTATTACTGATAAAACTGTGTTGTTAGCAGAATCATTTACTTTAAAAACTCCGCCGTTCACAGCTAAACTATCAAAAGAGTTTGATACTGTTGTACCAGTATCATCACTTGTTTGATCTTCACTTGCGGCCTGCACAAATGATTTACCATTTAGCAAAATTGATTTAACGTCTAGTGTCTCTGCTGTAATTTTTCCAGCCGTGTCAACAGTATATTTTGGACTTTCAAATCCAAACTGTGCTTGAAACTTGTCGTTAATTATTGTGCCTGCCATTTTATTTCCTTATCTTATATTGCACTCATAGTTTTAATGACAATGGTACCTTGCATTGCACCATGACTTGAACACCTATACTGATAGTTGCCTGAAATATTTGCTGGTACTTTCCAATATAATGTTCCGCTTGTCTTACCTTGTGCAGACGTACCTGTTGATTCTGCTCCGGTAGTTTCAACATGTACTAATCCGTTGTCGTAGTTTGAGCCACCACTTGTTTGAATCAAAAATGGATGACTTCCTAAACCTGATAACTTAAATGCAATGGTTGCCCCTGCTAAGGCATAAATTGTAGGGTCTTCAGTGTTACCATATTGATCAAACTTGTATCCGTTAAACGAATCTGCTGTAACAGTCAAAGTTGTGATAGCAGGATAAGCCATTTGATCAACAGTTTGTCCATGATCTACCCAACTACTTCCGTTGTATACAAGCACATTACCTGCTATTGCACCTGTAGTATCAGTGTCTGTTAATGTTGCTAAAGTATTTGTACCTGAGTAATTAATAGTAACAGTATCACCTGCAACTGCTGTTGAAATATTTGTACCACCTGCAATAGTCAAAGTATCTGTTTTAGAATCTGCAACTGCTGTGCCTGAATCTGATGCAACATTTGTAAATGCGTTTTGGTTTTCTTCACCTGAGTTAGGTGAACCTGTGTATGCAATGGTAACTGTGTCGCCTGATATCTGTGTTGATATGTTGGCTCCTCCTGCAATAGTTAATGTATCTGTAGTAGAATTTGCAGTAGTTGTTCCTGTGTCACCATCTACTGTATTAAACACATTTTGATTACCACCTGCACTTACTGTTGTAAATTCAAATGTACCATTACCGTTTGTTTTTAAAACTTGTCCACTTGTACCGTCTGAAATATTTAAATTTAAAAGTGTTGAAGGTATAGTAGGTTTGTTATTTAAGTTGTTATAATTAAGGTAGTACGAACCATCTTGTCCGTCTAAAGTATCAGCGTCAGTTCCGCCGCCGCCTGATGTTGCGTCAGTTCCTGGTGCCCATTTACCACCGTCCCATTTTAAAACGTTTCCTGTTTGTGGTGCAGTACTAGTTGTATCAACGTCTGTTAATGAATTAATATTTCCTACATAAGCAACACTTTTTAATGGATCTGTGTAGTTTGTGATGGCTCCTCCACTTGCATCCAATAAAAGTTTATGCCATGCACCTGCATGTGCAACATGTACTGTACCAGTTTCATGATTGTGTTGAATTGCGCCATGGTATGTAGTAGGCGAAATTGCATTAAGCAAATTTGTTGTTGCTACATGAAATGATATTTTATTTCTTTTTGTGTCATCATTTGGTACATCTAATTCCAAATTTGAATTGACGATATCTTTTAAAGTTGTGCCATCGCCTAAGCTATTATAGAGCTCATCGGAGTTTGAATTGATCTTGGTTGCTCCACCTCTCAGTGTATCACCAGAACCATCGTTTGCCGCTGAACCTATGTTTAATACTGATTTTGCCATCTCTTAACCCTTATCAAATGTTAGTGTTGTATTGTCCATTGTACTTGTTAAACTATCAAAAGTATTTATTCCACTTGACTCTTCTGTAGACGTATCTGCGACAATAGCCGGCGGAACAAGTTGATTTATAGTTTTTGCGTAAGTGCCATGGAATATTAATTTAGCGCCTGCGTATCCACTTATAGGCGTAACGTTTATATAACATAAACCAGCATCTACCGTAACTGATAGAGTAATTAATTCTTGATTTATGCTTGATCTTCCAAAGATTGTAGCAACAGCTCTGTCTGGTCTTGCAACTACAGATAGTTGCAATATTTCTTTTTCATTAGATCCAAATTCAACTGTGATCTGGTAGATAACACTACTAAAATCACCAACATGCCATTTGTCCATCACTGTGCTAGGATATACTCCTATCCAGTTTCCCTTGAAACTAAAACTACTTCTGTTTGATAGCTCTATGGTGTTGTTTTGACCTTTAGATAATAAATTATTCAGCTGTTTATTCATTATACATGCTCCATATTGTATTTATCTTTATAAACAGATATGTAGAACTATAATAAATTATGATAGATCCACCAAACTATGGGCAAACTTATTAAGATTATCAAAGATGTCAGTGCGTTTTTTCAAGTCTTTGTTAGCGAAAGTATTAAGTTTTTTAATAGTTTCTTCACCATATCCTGTGCGTACAAGCACCGGTTTTGCTTTTGCCTTTACAGCCGCTTTTAAATCTGTTATTTTATCGCCGACGTAAAGACCATTTGACCAGTCAACACCTATCTCTGCAGATGCCCTTTTGAACATGCCAGCGTTAGGTTTTCTATAAGGATCGTCTTTAAATGGTGTAGTAGAATAATATAATCCGTTAATGCTTTTACAACCTATTTCACCTAATAAAGCTAACATATGATTATGCACAATATCCACATCAACAGTATCCATTACACCTTTTTGAATTCCTGCTTGATTAGTTAAAATAACAACGTCATACCCTTTATCTCTAATCATCTTAACGGCTTCTAAACTGCCTTCAATGGGTTGGAATTGTTCTGGTTTAGTAACATATCCTCCTACATCTACATTAATGGTTCCGTCTCTGTCCAATCCTATTACCGGTGTTGTCATTATGGTCTCCATCTATCATCTGACCAACCGCATTTGACTTTGTTGAACCAGTTAAGTTCGTATAATAATATAGTGTCTTTGCTTAATTTTTCTTTCCATTCTTCCACAAAATCTATAGTTTGATCATTGAGTTGTTCTACATGTTCGTCTACAAATGTTGCGGCTTCGTGAGTCAAAGGATGAACTTCTGGAGTAATTAAATGCTTCAGTTTTTCATCTGCACTTGGAATACTAGTTGGTCTGCTTTTAAAAAATTCATCACTGTCGCCAAAGTTTAAGGCATTAAGTATTGGGGGTGTTGATAATTTTATTTCATCTTTATACTGTTCAAGAATTGCTCTTACATCTGCTAATTCTAAAAACTGTCTATCGGTAAATTCTGTAGAAAGTTCTGTCCAGCCTTCTTGCCACTCTCTAAATCCTGTAGTTATAACTTCACAACCTAAAGTTTCTAACGCTTTTGTTGTGCTAGTTATCAAAGCACAATCTCTCATAACTGCGTGTATAGGATCTTTGAAAACCTTCTCGTCTTGAAAATTAAAATTACCAGGTGTCCACCAACCCTTGCCTATATTATATCTATCTTCTCTGAACATGCTTGTCCATTGTAATAATATGACATCAGATTCATTAAACTTATGTACGGTGTTGGCTTCCCATACTCTTGTGCTAATAAATTGATTACCTGCACCACTTCTTGCCCAGTTCTCTCCATAGTATCCATTATTTTTATATTGAAAGATTAATATGTCAGCCCAAGTAGGAAAAAAATATTGAGATAAACTGCAACCAAATGCAAAAACCCTCACACCAGCCTCCGCAATAAATCTAACATCATTTTATGCGGTATGGCTTTCACTGTATCAAACGTTTCTTTCTCTTGAATGATATTTTCTACATATTGTTTTGCATCAGTGTGTAGATCGTTATATTGTTTTTGTAAACTATCTCTATCAAAGATATCCATACCATGTAATACTAATGCATGATTAAACTCATTAAACAAAGTTTTATTAGCAAAATCGTCTGAAACTGGTAGCCTGTGTTTCCACATTGCTAAATTATTCTTTAAACTTTCTGGAAGTTCTATTTCTGCAACGTCTTGCCAAAATTTAGTATCACGTCTAGGGCTTATGTAATGCAATATTATAAAGTCTCTAATGTTTTCCATTATCGCATCAATCTCTTTGTTATACAATTCTATTGTTGCTTGGTTGTAATTAGAAAGTCTTTGTGCTAATAAGAATGATTGGTTAATGCTTGTACCTATTGAACTTGCTTCCAAAGGTTCTACAAAATTAGCACTAAGACCAATAGCACAACAATTTGCAATCCAAGGTTTGTCTATTGCTCCTGGATCAAATTGTATATTTTTTGCAACTTCTATTTCATAACCTAAATATTTTTCTACTTCTTCTTTGGCTTGATCAGCGTTTATGTAATCGCTATCATAGATGTATCCGTTACCTTTTCTACCCCATACAGGAATTCTAAACATCCAACCATAGTCCATAGCTCGTGCTAGTGTC